GAGGATCCCCATTTTCCGCTCGCCGCCGTGCATCAGATCCCACTGATCCCGAAGCATGCCGATCACGTTTTTGTGTGCCTGCTTTGGATACTCGATCCACCCGAGCGGCTCCGCGTTGTTGTTAAAAAAGTTGGTCGACCATTCGCGGATCGCTGCCGACTCTTGCAGCGCCGAGGCGGGCGGCTGAACGCGCCCCATCCCGAGGCGAGCCATCGCCGGGCGGAAATGTCGCAGCCACGCGATATTTTCCGGCTCGATCCTCTTTCGCTTGCCGTAGGCGTCCTCATACTCCCACCCCTGAATCAACCGCTGCGCGTCGCCGTACGGATACAGGGCATCCGGCTGGATAGTCCACAGCGACGCCAGGAGGCGCCCGCTGCTGATCCGGTTGCCCGTGTCGAGCAGAGCCATCCCGGTGAGCATCCCGTAGGCGAGCATCTCCTCGATGAGATCTTGAAAACACTGATCCGGGTTCGGCTCGTCGAGGATCCGGTCCGCTACGGCGGAATGGTACGGGGTCCGCTCCTCGCGGTTTCGGTCGTCGGGGTATGTGTAGAACTCGCCCGAGACACCGGACCCGGCGGTCATGATTGCCCGGACGCACGCGTAAACCCAAACCTCGGTCTCGTAATAGCTGTAGGCGGCGCGGCTGTTTTCTTGCCACAGATCGCCCTGACTCATCGCCCGAGAATCGTATTGCTCGTACTGCTCGACGAGCGATGAATAATGAAATTGCCCGGCCTTGGCGTATCCCTCGACAGCCTTCCCGAACGGGTCCTCGCCCGGCGGGCGGTATCCCTTGCCGTACGGCTCGCCGGAGTCGTCGGTGATTTTCTTGTGCGGGAGGAGGATGTGACCCTCGGGGATCTGTAGCAGCTCGCGGGCCTTCGCCCGCTGTCGCAAAATATACCACAGCCGGAACCGCTGCCACATTGTTAGATCACTCTGTGCGGAATCCACCACGGGACCTCCTCGCGCGTCGCGGCCCATCGTCACGATTTCGCGGCGGCACCGTCCCCGGCCGTGTCGCCGGCCTGTCGCCAGCCTCCCACCACGGGACCTCGTCGCCGTTGCTCTTATCGTGCGACGAGTCGGCCGACGGGTCAACAGGATCGGGTTTTGCTGCGACATCGCCGAGCACGCTCGCGACCGCCTCCTCGTCGTCGCCCTCGTCGTGATCCGGCATCAGGTGTAGCGGAAATGCGAACTCCTCGCGGACCTTGCGGAGGCACATCTCTGTGACATCTGCACAGTCCATCGTGCCCACCCGTCCCATGATTTCAGAAATCGGATCGGGCCGCGTCTCGTCCCCGATCTCGGCGATGACCTCCGGATCGAGGTGCGGGGCAAATGTGACGAGCCCGTGACGGAAAAGCGGTTGATGTCGGTTGAGACGCTCGCGCTTTGCCTGGATCGCCGGGACTGCGTCGATGTCCATTTGTAGAAGGTCCGTGAGCATGTCGATCACGTCCGGCCCATCGCTTGCGTTCTCGACCCCGACGGCGTCCGAATCGTGTCGCACTATTTGACGGATGATCCGCTTGACTCGGATCGAAAGTTTCAATTTCCAGCGTTTGTACTCGATGAAATGGACATGCAACCCGATCGGGTTCTCCTCGGTCTCCGGTACTTCGAGAACGCCCACCGTAGCCATCGAGGTCCACGCCGAGCCCTCGTTGTGCGTGGTCGCCGTGTCGACCATCGAGATCACCATCGCGAACCGCTCGCGGTCCGGTGTCGGCATGAACTTCCACCATGCGTCGTCAAAATCGTTTTCCTCGCGGGTCGGTTCGCGACACAGCCAGCCGCGAGCGTAGTCGGCCGCCGGCATGCTCGACCGGGCGGTCCGCATCGACAGCTCGGACCATCTCTCGGGCCACGGGGACCGGTTCGTCTTGGGGTCGACAGCGTGTCGCAGGTAAACCCACTCCTCGCCGTAGGTGACTTCCCCACCTGACGGGAGCGGCTCCGCGACAGCTCCCCCGCGCTGCGACCGGCGGACCAAATCCTGTGACAGATCGTCGCCCGTCCAGTAGTTGCACAGATACCAGATCACCGCCTCGATCCCCTGCCCGTACCAGTCCGAGAAAAACGAGGTCTTGACTTGTTGCTTGTTGCTCGGGTTCGTGATCGCGTTTCGTTTTCCGACGACATCGTCGAACGCAAAAATGTCCGTGCGGCCGCCCGTCGCGGACCCGAGCACGCCGCACCCCTCGACGCTCGGTTCGTGGCTGTCGAATTTGTGCCGCTCCAAATAGAACGACATCTGCCCCCACGGCAGCGCCTTGTCCGGCCGCAGCTCCGGGAACACGTCGCGGAGGACCGGGCTCGCGTCGATACGGTTCCTCAATTTCATAACTCGTTTTTTTGCCGGCTCGCGAGACTCGCAAATCGCCTTGATCCGGAGGTCGTTGTTCTTCCCGAGGCGCCACTCGATCAGCGAGATCAGGCACGTCGTAGCCATGTGGTCGCGGGACGATTCCCAGATCACCCGCTTGTTATTGTGGAGGACCTGGACCCCCTCGACGTGCATGCGACCGAGCGCGATCGGTTTACCTGCGACAGCCGGATCGGGCGACTCGATTCGGTGCGCGTATTCCGTGTAGGGGGCCGGGTGTGCTCGCGCGAGGTCGCGATGTGCGCTCGGGTACTGATCGTAGATCGCCCGGACCTTGTGCCAATCCTCGGCGAGTTCGGCCGGCGATGCGACCGCGAGCGCGTCGAGGGCCCACTCTAGCCCGCGCGTCGCGCGGCGTGCACGCTCAACCCTCGCCGCCCTCTGGATCCCCTCGACTATTTTTGTCGCCTGTTTTTTGTCGACCCCCATTCCTTCGAGCGGGGACGAGTTGCCCTCCGGACCCGTTGTTTCCTGCTTCGATGACGACATCCGATCCTCCGATGAGCGCGTCTAGTTGATCCAGGCTCATCGACGGTAGCTGCGCGATGGCGGCGTCGACGGCGACGCGCACGTCGATCGCGCCCCCGTCGTGCCCCACGTGCCGGTGTATCAGCTCCGGCTTGTCAAAGCCCCTGACGATGGCCTCCAGCTTATACAGCTGGACGGCCTGGTTCCTGGCGCCGTCTTTTTCGTACCGTCGACGAGCCCCTCGGATCTCTTCGAGGAACGCCTGCCGCTCGATCTCTGGATCCTCGACGATCTCGAACTCGTCCTCCCACCCTTTGAGAACGCGTTTCCGTAATCCGTAAACCGATTTCGGCGTGATGCCCCACTCATCGGCCAGCGAGATACACACGGCCCGCGACCACTCGCCGGCTTTTCCTGGTTTCTTGATCAGTCCAAGGCATGTAAATAACCTATTTCTCGTGACACGCCAGGTCAAGATCTGTCGACGAAATGCGCCGTGTAATGCCCCGTGTAATGCGTTGTAATGCGTTGTGTATATATGGGTGTAACACAGCAACCGCCCGCAATCATTGGGGTTTTGTGCCCTTGTATCGCGTTTGTAATGCGTAACGCCCAATTTGAATAGGCTTATCCTGTGCGCGCATGATCGGGGGTGTGCGGGGGCGTGAGTGCCTGCGCGTGTATGTGTATGGCTCCAAACGCATTACAGAAGTAACAGCGGTATACAAGAACAAGGTAACCCCTGGTAAAGACTAGGAAAACATCCGGAGGCTGGAGGGCATTACGGATAGATACAGAGGGCATTACAGGGCATTACAAAGCATTACATATATCTAAATTTTGTAAAATATATATATATGTATGCTCTTGTTCCCTCCTATCTCCTCGGATCACGCTTGGATCAAGGCTGCTCTCTGTTCTTACGGGGGCGGACTGAACTCCACGCGCGGGCACGCGGACGGGCGCAGTAGGGATCTCCCTCTTAGCCTCCTACGCGCGAGGCTCGACAGGGCATTACAAACGGGGGGAAGGGGTCAGCCGTCGATCGGGATGGCTGCGACAGCGGCTCGGAGGGCATCGATACGGACGAGCATGGCCTCGCGGGTCGCCTCGTCGAGCCGGGCCGCTCCTGCCCGGCTGACGGCCTCGGATGCTTTGGCAAGGGCGGAGGATAGGCGACGGGGCAGGATGCCGCCACGCGGGCGCCTGCTCGCCCTGACGTGCAACTTGCGGCCCGTCACTTGACGCCAGGTAAACCCGCGCGCGATGTTCGAGATCGACATCCGCCCGACTCCGTACCGCTCCGCGATCCTCGTTTGGCTCTCGCCGCTCCGGAGCGCCCGGTCGATCTCCTCGACCTGCGGGACGGTCAGCCGCGCCCGGCGGTGCAGATCGACAGGGTCCGCGACGAGGTGCGCCGGGTTGCAGCACACATCCGGACGGGCGCAAGTGTGCCGGAGC